TTACTGTGCCTTTTCCAAATTTTGAATCCTGTGATTGATCACCTTGATCTGTTCTTCCATGACCGGAACACGCTGTGCAAAATTATTGTGTTCCCGGACTTCCCTTGTCAATTCATCAATCTTGCAATCTGTCACCGCTTGTGATGTCTCCAACTGATGCTCTATTTTCTTGTTGCTGTTGCTGTTAGTAATGATCACACCAACCAATGAAAGGACACCAACTGTTATTGATGCCCCGGCTGCAATAAGTGCTTCCATGTTTCTTTTGTTCCTTCCCTTCTTTTTTTAATATTAAAAAAACTGCTCCAAAGAAGCAGTTTCAAAATATATCAGATTTTCCCTTTTGTAATTATGAATCATACTGAATAAAAAATGCTTTGACTTTTCCTAATTCGTTCATATGTTTTCCTTCCTTTCTTTTCATCTAGATCTGAATACAAATATTGCATTCAGCATCCGTATAATGTTGTAAAGTAATATATGATTTTCCGTCTAATACAAAATATTTCGTATTTCTGGTGCTTTTATTTGTGTTTGATAAAAATGCTCGTGGAAAGATAAGCCGTCCTGTTATATTGATTAGTGGAGCAATCGTCACTATATCATCTGATGTATAAGAACTTTTTCTGGCAAATGTATACACATTTCCATCACTTAATATGCATCTTCCAGCATCAGACGATCCACCACTGCAAAGCAAAAAACATTTTTGTTTTTCCGATTCTCCCAGTTTCTGATAATCAAGATATGCTATTGTAATTCTTGGTTCTAAACCAGTTTGAGAAATTCCAAATATCACATAGTCTTCTTCTCTCTTATAGTACATTACGGCCTGCGAATTGTTGCTATTTCCTATGGCACTATAGTAACTACGTGAATAGTCTATAACACCGTTGTTATAACCTTTTATATCCATACTGGCTCTGGCTGAATTCATTCTTAACACCACACCATTTTGGTTGTCATCTGCCGAATGAATCAGATACTTGTAGGGATAAGTAGTATCATTAGAATTACTTGGATCCGCAGGAATCTGTGTACATTCCAACCCAAGTGCATTTTTGATTGCAACAGGGTTGATATCCATTGTATAAGTTATATTTCCACTACTGTCTGTTTCGGCTGTTGTCAAATATAAGTACTCAAGTCCCATGATTGTAGACATAATTTGTATACCTCTCTTTCCTATGATGTTGGCTGCTTTGGAGCTCTTTCTAAATCATAATGGGTAGCTACTCCGCCTATTCCAACGCCGCCATATGTACGAAAGCCTGCATAACCACTACTTCCACCGCCTGCATCAATCTGTTGCTGCAAATTTGATAACCTAGTTTCCACGGAATTTCCGTCAGAATCATACACGCAGGAAGCATATGTTTTTGGTATTACTATCTTATTTCCAAGTTTGAGCCAATCTGTTATTTTTTCTAATGCTGACATTTTTTTACCTCGCTTTCTAATTTAATATTGAAATTCCTGAACAATAGATTTCATCACCTGTCTTATAGCTTTCTGATCCCTCCGAATCCAGAAAAATCCCGTTTTTGTTCCATTCAATTTTGCAAATGTTCCAAACGGTCTTATAATCATCTGTTATGTGTTTTACCACTCCCAAAAGTACTGTTTCTGGTCGGAAGTTTACTTTCATATTAGAATTATCATCAGCAGTAAACAATGTCACAAAATCCTTGTCAGATGGTACAGCTTTTGTAAGAATGCAGTTAATTTTTAAAATAGAAATGTTACATATCTTATAACAATTCCATGTAGAATTTTCGGATATATACTCTGAATTATGATCATAGCCCCAGTGACCTAATGCATCACTAATTATCGTGATATTTTGCGCATCATTTAACTTAAAAACTCCATCACCCCAAACGACAATAGTATCTCCATCGGGTCTTCCAATTCCATTATTATCTGATGTCATATTTGAAGCAGACCCACCTTCCGGAATTTCTGTCTTTTTTGCATAGGTATCAGCAATTACATTCCCATTTCCGTCCTGTGCTGCCTTGGTTGCAGTTTCTGCTGTTGTAGCACTTCCTGCTGTCTGTGCTGTTTCCGCTTCCGCAGCCTTTGCCACCATCTTTACACCTGTTGCATAGTTCTCAAATTCCTGCGCTATTGTTTTGTTCTTCACCCCGTTTTCAGAAGTTAAAGACAATTCGGAATCTAATACAAATTTAACAGCATCCGGTGCTTGCTCATCATCCCCCAAAACTTCAAGTTTTTTGTCAAGTTCCGCTGTGACTACCTTGTTCTGCACTGGATTTTCGCTTGTAGCAGACAGCTCAGTATCTACAGCAAGTGCAATCGCTGTAGGTGCATAAAGAACCGTCTCTTTTCCATCAATCGTTATCTTACCTATCTGTGTACCTTCTGTCAGTGTAGCTTCTGCTGTCACGGTGCTTCCGCTGCTGCCAGTAGGCGCATAAAGCTGGTAGGTGGTTCCGTCTACTGTGATTTCTGCAATATTGGTACCGCTTGTAGCTTTAGGTGTAACTGATACACTGCTGCCTGCGGAAACTGCAGGCGCATAAACATCAAATGAATAGTTTCCGAAAGTCAGGGTTCCCACCTTGGTGCCTTCCGTAATCTCAGACGTATATCTGACCATTGGCGTATATATGCGATAATCAACGTCATTTATTCGAATTGTAGCTATATAGACTCCCGTAGAGTTACCTATGTTTGCAGATACAGATGATATGGCATTATTTGCAAGATACTCTTCAATTGCAAGCAGTGCATCCGTTTCTGCGTTCTTAATATCAGCTGTGACAGGTGTACTTGTATCCGGTCTGTCCTTATATCCATTTGCATATGGTTTCGTGAATTTTTTCGTATAATTAGCCATTTGTATCTCCTTTTTATAATTTTCTCTCATCTATTGTTGGATTGATAAAATCGACTATTTCAAGCGTTTCTTGTGATATCCTGACTATATACAATCCGTTTGGTAGATTTTGATACATGTATCTTAAATAAACTGCTGCGCATATGTATTCTTCATTCCCAAACACACCGCAAAAATGTGTGATGTTCCTAAGTGGTGCAATGTCAATTTTGTTTAGCTGTCCGTCTTTGTACACACCTATTTTTAAATTAGATGTTTCGCTGCTGCTCAAACCAGAATAGTTTGAATAGACAACAACAGAATTACCTATTTTTTTTACATTTTTAAAAGTACCCAATACTGAAGTACCTACAGTAAATAGTGCTTTTATGCCGCTGCCATCAAAAGCATATACTGCCATTTTATAACCTGATTCATAATATCTTCCTGTCATATAAACAGCATCATCTGTGACATAGTAAGATCTACAATAAGTATCACTAACTATCTGTGAGATACTAAAAGATGATCCATGAGATAAGGAACAAACCGGATGGCTGTCTCCATACACAAAGATGCTGTCTAACCTCTGACCTGTATTTGCGTCAGACCATCCAAAAACATACACATTATTTTTAAATACAAATGCCGGATACTCAACTATATTTCCGGTTGTATTCAACGACACAAGATTAGATCCCTTAATCATCAAAATTTCTTCTGCAACAGTTTCATCCGATACATTCCTTTGCACAAAATAGTATCTTGGATAATCCGGATCCGAATCATCTCCTGTTACAGTTGCCTTTGTAGTGTCATAATAATATTTTTCATCTACGGCAAACTTCATTTCTGTCTTTCCATCTGTTGTTTTCAAGAAATAACAAGGAAACTTCGGTTTTTTTTCATCTGTGTAAACAATTTGTGATTTACCCTCTGAATCAACAGAAACAACTGCAGTTTTGATACTTTTAGTTGTTTTTATATAGCATAGAAATCCATTTTCACCCACATCACGCATATAAACTGTTTTATCATCATTAAATTCTGCAACATTTGCTATTGGAATAAGCTTATTTTTTTCTGCATCATATGTACATATATACCATCTATCATGTAAAGCACCTTCCCAATCATTACTTCTCAAATTTGCAAAGCAATATATTGTGTCTTTGTACTCTATAAAAGAATAGAATTCTGCTAATCTCAATGATGCTGATTTCAGCTTCTCCCAAATAAGCTGCCCTCCAAGGTACATCTTGTCATGGTAATGCCCCTGATAATATATTTCCTTGTGCTTATTCCCACGATAATAAATCGTACTTGATTGTTTTCTTGCCATATCATCCCACCGCCCCCTGGATCAGATAGATTGTATTGGCATCCGGGCTTGCCGGAAGTGCTGTGACTGATTCCACCTTCAAACCATTTTCCGCTGCATCTTCCAGACTTTTGATCCTTTCATCCTGCTTATCTGTCTTTTCCTTCAGTGCTGCTGTTGACACATCTTCCCGGACGCCAAGATCAGACACAAACCGTCTCTGCTTTTCTTCTCCCTGCGCTGTCAGCGTGTCAGTCAGCGACTGGATTCCCTTCAGCGTTCTTGATAGGACATAAAAGCTTTTCAGGACAAATACATCCTTTTTCTGCTTGTCAGATTGCTCAAAATCATATACATATATTTGCACCGGATCCCCGACCTCCAAGAATGGTAGTCCTGTACACTCTGCTGTAAATGGTGTATAGGTCACACCCTGTACCTTATTCAGGATGGCTGTGGCAATCTCTCTTTTTTCCTCTTTGGTGGTACCAAGCGTAAAGCGGTTTCCCTGCACTATGTATTTGTATTTCTTATCAGATCCGGCATATCCGGCTTTTGTATCTTCCGACTGTCTGACATATACCTTGGTGATCCCATGTACGTCATAATCTTCATAGGTGACGCTTCTATAGGAAGGATAAAATGTAGAATCTGTAATGATATCCGTAACACCGATTCCCGGCACAAACGGCAGATACAGTCCATTTGTTTTATCATCCGGATCCACGCCGGGATATGCACCATCATCTTCATCCTCCACACCTAAACGTCTGTAGTCCATTTCTCCATTTCTGTTTATGATGCCAAACACACCATTGATCTGGCAGATCGCTTTGATCAGATCAAGAGCATAGATCTTTTCCTGCTCTTCTTCATCAGCATCTTCCTCATTGTTATCTACCATATTTACAAGCTGCTTGATGGAAAAACTGTCATTTGCCAGTGTCCGCTTTTTCTGCGCAATCCCCAGGAACACAAACAGGTCATTCCGAAACTTCTTAACAGTCAGTTTTTTCCCCATTTTCAGATAAGCCACCTGTGTCCGGAACCATGATGTAACATCCTCATCTGTAAGACTGTACATCATGTCGTATGCTATTATCTCTTTCGATCTCTTGTTCCCTGTCCGGTTGTCTGAATCTACAATGCCACTAAACAGCTTTACAGGCTTATCGGATGTTGAATCAGAGTATATAGATACCTCTATTTTCTTGCCCTTCAACTTTTTCTTGATGCTGCTGATCTGAAGCTTGAATTGTGAAGCAATGCATCCAACAAATTCAATGCTTTCCTGATCCAGAATAGCTTCATTTATTTCCATAGATTCCTTTTTGATCTGACTGTGTTTTAATGTCAGATTGATCTCCGGAAAAGTAACTACAAGATGTTTGTTCTCACTTTCATCAAAATATGCGCTTTTTACTTTATTCCCTACTTTCAGCATATGATCACCCTAACATTCTGTAAGCTGTATTTCTGTTTCACTGTAGTTGATGTAATTCCTGGCTGCATTGTCATGAGAAAATGTTACTTCTTTCATCCTGAAAGTACCTGATACATATGACTGTGCTTGATCATCATAATATTCAACAGGCACCTTCAGTGTTTTTGCTGTCAGGCTTGCAAAAGCAGCGTGTTCTGACAACTTGTGCTTTCTCAATCGGAAAGTAATAGTTACACGCTTATTTTGCATAGCAACAACATGTTCCACATCATCAGCATCATTCCAAGAATCAATGATTCTATCAGCTTTTTTCAATGAATAGCTGCCTTTCGCTATCATCAAATTAGAAACTGTAATTCCGTTTATTTTTATTCTGTATCCTTCGTACATCTTAACCACCTGTTATGCAAATGCTGACTGGCCACCATGCATTTTTTTGAATTCGTTATTTTTTAAGACAACATTTTTGAACATTGCATTTGTATCAGCATCAATACCAAGCAGCAAATTCAAGCCATAGTTTTTCATGACATAGATCAATGCTTCTACAATCGTGCTGTACAAATCTTCTTTTGAAATTCCGTTTGACGATACAGCACCTTTGATCATTCCCATAAGAGTATCCGTACCGCTGACCACTTCTGATCCGGCTTCACCACCTGCCATGATCTGACCCGATCTGTTGATTCCGAATGCTGTCGGCTGATCCATGATCATCGGATCATCCATTGCTTTTTTATACCAGTCCACGCTAAATTTAGGAACTTTAGGCGGATTAAATGAAAAACTACCGCTTATGTTGAAGTGAGGTAGCTTTAATTTCGGCAATTCCCAGTTAAATTTGAATTTTTCCTGTATGTACTCAACGCATGCATTGATTCTATTTTTTACATACTCCAATGGCGCCATTATGACAGTTTTTAGTGCGTTAAATGTGCCGGTCCATATGTTTAAAATACCCTGCAAAGCCCTTTTCCAATCGCCGGTAAATACTCCGGTTAAAAAATCACAAATTCCATCAAGAACCGGTTTTAATGTGCCGGTCCATAGTTGCTTAATGGCATCAAATGCTGTTTGAACAACTGGCACAATTCCTGTTTTAAAAACAAACTCAAATGCAGGTAACAAAACCGTTTGAACAAAAGTTACGATTGCATCAAATGCAGGCTTTAAATGATTTTCCCATGTGTCCTTAATACCTTCGATTGCACCACTAAACTTTTCTTGAAATGATTTCATTGCATTTTGAAATCCATTTATAAATGGTGAAAATGTATCGTTTCCACCTAGGCTCTCAAAAATCAGCTTCACTGAATCACGCAAGGCGATCCCCAGTGATTTAAGAATATTGGGAAGATCTTTTATCAGCACAGCAACTATCTGAATTGCCCCTTTTATAAGCGCTGGTATCAGTTGTTCTAATAAAGGTGGAATATGCGGTGCAAGTGATTGAATCAACTTTGAAATTCCCTGCACAATCCTTGGAAGCGTGGCTGTAATTCGTGGGATAAGGTTATCCGCAACGGTAACAACGGAATCAACCAAGTTGCCAAGAAGCGCATCAAAATCTTGATCAGGATCTGCCATGCCTGTTAGGAAGTTTGTCCACGCTGATTTCATCATTCCTATAGATCCCTGAATAGTTGTAGATGCTTCCTTTGCTGTGGTTCCTGTGATGTCCATATTGTCTTGAATAACATGGATTGCTTCAATGATTTTATCGAATGACACATCATTGACTGTATCAGCTGTCACTTCTACTGTGTCACCAAGCACACCGGAATCATTGATAAGCCTTGCCATCTCTGATGCAGTACCACCATAACCAAGTTTCAAGTTGTCAAGCATGGTGTAGTTCTGCTTTGCAAATCCCTGATAAGCATTTTGAATGGAAGCCATATCTGTTCCCATCTTGTTTGCATTGTCGGACATATCAACTATAGCCTGATTTGCAATTTCCGCTGCCTTGTCAGTATCACCGCCCAAACCTTGAAGAAGTGATGCGGAAAAACTTGTAACAGTGTCCATGTACTCATTTGCAGAAAGGCCGGCTGTTTTATATGCATCATTTGCATACTTAACAACTTTATCACTGCTGTCTTTGAATAGAGTTTCAACACCACCAACAAGCTGTTCGTAATTTGAGTATTCACCAATTGCCTGCTTTGTCAAAGCACCTATTCCTGTTGCAACAGCTGCAATTCCTGCGCCTGCGACCGCCCCTACCTTTACAGCTGCGCTTCCTATCTTCCCTAGTGCTTTGCCTAGTTTTCCTTGCGCTCTTTCCGCTTTTCCTGTTGTTTCATCAATGGCATTGTTCGCTTCACTATTTTCAATCGCAACAGTTCCTAAAAGCTTAAATAATTCCATTGAAGGGATACCCCCTTTCTTTTGTGTATTAAAAAACACCCGGAATAAAAGCCAGATGTTTTACTGTTAGTTTTATACAGGGGAAAAATTCTTTAAAATTCCCCTTGCTTTCTTTTTAGCATTTTCTACCTGATCATTATTCATGGAAAGTGAAGCAGGCTTCTGATTGCCGTTATTATTACTCAACATATCTTTTTTCCAGTCAATGAATGATTTTTCTGACATGCTGTGCAGATACATTTCCCACATCTTCTGTTCATTGTCTTTTTCTGCTTCTTCCTGTTTGCGTTTTGCATCCATTTCAAGAATTTCTGCCACAAACTCTCCAAACCGCCCTTGATTGATATACAGGCGCATGAATTCAAGTGGATTGCTGTACCTCGAATACAGCAAATCCATGAATTCATATTCACCTACTAAAGCAATTTGGAAAGCACCTTGAAAAAAGCCGTGTTTTTAACCTCACTGAATGAATCATAGATCATAAGTGGCAGTGTACCGAATTCCATTTCCTTCATATCATCTACTGGGATCCCGGACATGTCTGAATAAAGGTCATATACTTCATTTTCAACCTTCGCAAGATTTCCAATAAGGATGTCTGCAAGATCAAAGGAAGCAAGAATGCCAATCTGCTTAATTGTCTTTTCACCGGAAGCAACCTGGATGAATGCTTCCTTACAGTCCTTAATACCGATTTTCTTCAGGATCTGAAGCAGCCTGAAAAGATCACCATCTTTGAATTTCCGCAATGTGTATGGTCTTTCAATGACTTCTTCCACTGCTTCTGTTTCTTCAACTTTTGCTTCTTCAATTGCTTTGCTCATAGGTTATGTTCCTTTCTTATGATGTTTTTTTATTTGGATAGAAAATATAGATAGGCAGTTTGTCAAATACACCGCCTGCAAAGTCTGCTGTTGCCTTGAATGTTGTTGCACACACAGATGTTTCCTTGTTCTTATTATCCAGTACAAGACCTGAAGAACAGATTGCGTTTTCCATGATTGCAATGATCTCTGTTCCGTCTGTCATAGTTCCCACAAAAGATACATTGTCAAGATAATCACTCAAGTCAATCAGTGACTTTGTTTCGATCTGTGTATAGCCTTTGATCAGACTGTCTACTACCTTGCCGACAATGGCACGTTTAAGGGATTCAACCGTGTGCTGCGCAAGGTTGACTTCCAGTGTGCCTGTTTCACCTGTTTTCTGATTCAGGCCCTTGATTTCTACAACTGCGCCATCTACTTCAATCGGTGTGATCTCCGGGATGATAGAAAGTTTGTTACCGCCATTTGTTGCACCAAGGACATGATCTTCATCATCAGTCCATGCACCAACCACATAATCACCAACAGTAGGTGATGAATAAGTGCTTGCCAAACCAATAAATGAAACACCCGGTGTCAGTTTGCTGATCTGAATAGTTTTATCTGTTTCAACTGTGCCATCTGCCACCACCTGCAATGCACCTTCCGTTTCATCTTCAACTTTGCTGTAAACATACTTGAAGTTTTTGAAAACGACACCTGCACCAAGCAGGAAATCTTTAGGTGTGTTGCTGTTAATACCTGATTTTCTCATTTCAATTCACACTCCATTCTTTAATTGCTAAGTTTATTTGTATCTTTTTCAAATCCCCAACTACTGAAGGAACCGGGGAACTGTTTGCATAAAAAATAGCCACTGCCGATCCCGAATCAGTAATGACTGTTTTTCCTTCCACCATGGGAAAGTATTCTTTTATTTTCTTCTTTGCTTCTTCTAACACAAGCCGGGCACCACTTGCGCCCCTTGAATGCCCTGTCAGGATGAATGTTGTTTCCTGCATACCATCTTCATTCATTGGCTCTGTTTCCTGATATTCACCTGTGAAATAAGGATAGGCAGGCTTTGAATTCCATTCCATAAATTGATAATTCAATCCCATTTCTGACATTGCATCAGATATGATTTTCAACGCTTCTTCACTCAATCTCCCATCCTCGCTTTCAAAACTTCTTCTGCCCTTCGGATCAATGCTGATTTCAGGGATGTAAAGGCATTAAACAGCGGTCTTTTTGCTGTCTGTCCTTTGGTATAATAGGCTTCAATTCCTTCAGCACGCATCATGGCAACAGTTCTTTTTGCTTCTGACAGTGTGTATTGCTTGCCACCTGTTGAAGATGATGAACCGCCTGAATCTTTCACATATACCCAATAGCCTTTTCTTCCATCACCATGCAGGGCATGTTCACCTGTTCCAAGTTCAGTCCATAAGCTTTGTTCCATGGGATTTCCAACAACCGCTTCCTGTTTTGATTCATCCACAACATATGTCCATTGTCCTTTTTGCTGTGCGTACCATTGGCCGGCCGGCATGTTTCTTTTGGTTTGTGCTTCAAGTTCCCCGGCTGCTTCATAAAGGTATGCTGTCACAGCTTCATTCAGGGCCGCTTTGACCTTCACGCTATTATCCGTAAACTGTACAGACATATTACTGCCCCCCTGCATACTTCAGATAGATTTCAAGCTGCTTGTGCATCTTCATAGGATCATCAATCAGCATTACATCATATATAAGACCATCTTCATCAACAACCCGGCTGTTTTCAGCTTTTATGGATGCATCCAAGGCAACATAATCAGAAACAAAAACATGCGTTGATTCCTGAATCTTTGTATTGAAATTCTGATAACCGCTTTCACCTGATTGCAGGTCAAGCCATCCATGAATTGTCTGCACTGTTTCCCATGCTTTCACACCTTCACCGATTGCATTCTTTGTGGTAGTGCTGATCTGCATCTGAATTGAAGTATTTCCACCAATCATCCTTAAAACCTCGCTTTCATGTAAGGCTTCAAGAACCCTGTCAGGCTCTTTGGATAACCAAGTGCAGAATTGTCACCATCCATATTGAAATACGTCACAGAATGCCTTGAAATCGTTTCTGACTGTATTCCTACTTTCTCACGGTTCTCCAAATCCCACTTCAGCATATTTACAACACCCATCTGCACATCAACCGGATATTCAACCTTTGTCACAAGGACTGTTGATTCATCAAGCAGGTCCTTATCCAGTGTGATCATGTGATCTTCTATTGACTGAATGACATATATCCCATCATTGAAGATTGATTCAGAAATCTGAATAGTATCACCCACTTTAAAATATGGATAATCTGTATACAGCTTTTCAGCCATCACCTGACAGGATGCCCGGATGCCACGTTTCTGAAAATTGTTGTTGGTATGCTTTCTGATCAGGATTTCCAGTGCCTGAAGTTTTGCTTCAAGCACTTCATCCGGTTCAGTCGTTTTGATGAATGTTTTCAGTTTTTCAACGGTCATAATCATATGACATCACCACCTGTTACGCATTAGCAGAACTAATTATGGAAATAATATCATCCTTTTTGGTTGCTTCTCCAAGATCAATATTATGATCTGCTGCATATGTCTTTAATTCATCAACCTTCATACCAGAGAATGGAGAAGTGCTTGTATTCCCATTGCTAACTACTTCAACAGAATATCCTTCGTGCTCCTGAAACCAAGAAGCCATTCTTGCATCTGTTATAACAGCTTCACCGTGTGCGAACTGTACGCCGCCTGCATCAACTCCGCAAAAATTGGGATTGGTAGTAACTTTCACTTTATATTCCATGTTTCTTCACCTTTTCCTTTCAAAAAAAGGGATGCAATCGCATCCCTTTAAAGTTCCATATTTGACTACGCAATCTTGATGTTGCGAAGTACACCTGCATTTGCTGTGTTCTTAAGAACGGTTGCTGCAACCATCTCGACTTCACCCTTCTTAACTGCGCCTGGTTGTGTAAAGTCAGGAACATAAGAAGTGATTGCACTTGATCCGGTCAGTGATGCAGCATGGAATCCTTCGTTTACATCAAACTTAACCGCATAGATGTCGGTTAATCCCGATACAGCTGCGGAAGATGCACCAATATTTCTACTAATGCCTGCCTTAACGCAAGAATTTGCTGTTGCAACTGATTCTGATACAGTATAGTGGTTTCCAAGATCCATGAAGCGAACACCATCCATTGATACTGCTCTCTTTCCAAATGCTTCCTCTGTCTCGGTCTTATAGCCAAGAAGTCTTGCAATGGTCTGTACCTTGCTGATCATGTCGGTATTCATCAGAAGCGCATCTGCATTGGTTTTCTTAATCAGATTCTGAAGCATCTCATAGAACTGATCCATGTTTTCCTTCACTTTTGCCATGTTGGAAAGATCGATAGCAGATCCCTCCCCGGTGTTAAACTCTGAAGTTGTACCTGCAAGCATCTTATCAAGACCGTCAAATTCATCCTCTGCTGTTGTGCTGTTTCCATTGATCAGTGTGTAATGGAAAAGAGAAATTGCAGCTTTGATTTTCTCTTCGAACTGATATGCCATGTTGTTATAGCGACCTTCAGCCTGCTTCAGAACACGATCCATCTCGAAAGCGCCGCCGAAAATCTTCAGATTGGCTGTCTTCTGCTCAACGGTTGCCTGTGATGCCGTGTAATCGTTGTTTAACTTTCTGAATGAAGCAGTTGCCGGAAGCTTCTTCTGCACATAAGAATATGTCAATGTGCTTCCACCGCCTGATGGAGATACACAGTTATCAAACGGAAGCATCTGAAGGATTTCAGATTTCCTTAAGAAGATGTCCACAATCTGCTGTGAAACCTTGTCAGCCATGCCGACTTTCATTTCTGCTAATGTCATAGCCATAATAATTCACCTTTTTAACCTTTCTTATTTTGTTGTTACTTCAAACTGCTGCTGAAGTGCTTCAGCAAGATCTTTGGGGTCTGTTCTTCCACGATCCCCTTCTGTTCCTGGAATTTTTCCGTCACCCAAAGGTTTATATCCATCACCACCCTTTGAGCCGGATTCAAACATTGTCGGAAACTGCGTTTTCAAACCGGAAAGCTTGTCAGCCCAACCCTTAATGTTGTCGTTTTCATCAAGTTCTAAGGTTTCGCCCTTTTCCTTCAGTTTTTCATTCAGCTTGAATGTCAGATAATCGACATCAACAGCCTTTTCAGACAGCAGCGCAACCTTGATTGCTGATTTGATCTTTGTTTCCTGAAGCTGTTTCTGAAGATCAGCAACCTGTGTTTCATAGCCTGTGATCTTGCCCTGCAATTCTTCATTGCCTTTGGTACCTTTCTTCAGATCTGCGATCAGATTATTTGCTGTTGTCAGTTCTGTATCTTTGCCGGAAAGCAAGTTGTTCAGTTTTTCAATTTCTGAATCATATTTTCCTTTGCTGACATATTCACCTTCAGACAGATCCGCATATCTCACATGCTTCAGCTTGTCCGGCTCCTTTGCATTGGCTTCATCCAGTTTTGCTTTTACCTGTGCATACAGATCTGCACCTAACAATTCCTCTAATTTCATAGTTTGTTCCTTTCCCATGCCGGAAACTTCCAACATGCATGACAGTTTTATATCCATATCATAGGGATGTATTTGGCACAGTTTTCATGTCATAAGCCGATATTTGGACATATAAAAAGCACCCTGTTTTCAGAAAGGATGCTTTTATGCTTTTTTCAATTTTCCTTGCTTCAGCAGAATCAACATTCTTGTGTTTCCTTCCGCTGTACCAACATTATTGATGCCGTTTGCAGCACCAATCTTCTTTCTGAAGTTGATGTTGCTGTCAATCTTCAGATCCTGCAATGCTCTGACAATGCTGTCTGTATTCCCGGTATACTTCGGATAATACTGAACTGAAGCTGAAGCAGCTGCACATGCCTTTTTATACAGTGCCTGTTCTTCTTTCCTACGCTTCACAAGACCATTCAGAACCTTTCCACCTGCTTTGTTGTACAGAATAATTTTGTCACCGATCTGATCAATGGTCCTGCCATTGCAAAGACTTTTCAGGTTGCCGGATCCGCAATTGTAGCAGAAGGACACAAGCGCATCAAACTGATTCTGATTGAATGGCTTGCCAAGCGCATTGACAGCCTTCACAGATGCTGCACAATCCTTTTTCAAAAATGCATCAGCCTGTGCCTGTGTGATCGTCATTCCCTGCCTTACATCTGCCCCATAGTGGCCATAACCAATTGTGAAATATTTTTCTGTAGCAACAGGCTTGTATGCTTTCAGCCTGCATCCTTCATACTTCTTGATCAGGTTGATTCCGTTATGTGATATATCCATGATTATCTTCATCCTTTCAGCTGTTTGTATGCCTGATTTACACCTGTTGATGCCAGTCCGGACACAATGCCGACTGCAATTGCATTCAGAATGTCATGTGCCGGGAAATCAGGGATCACATACATACCGATCACACCAAGAATGCCACCTGATACACCTACAATCACAGGGATCCATTCATCATCAATTGCATTCATGCGCTTTGCTGCAAGTCCGATCAGATAAGTGATCACCACGATTGCAAGCACTGTTCCCATTGTTGAAATATCCATATCATTCACCTTCCTTTCATTTTTTTGCATATAAAAAGGCAGCCTATTGACTGCCTTTGTTATAGTATTAAATTTGCATATTATCGTATATGCCAACGGCTGAACCCTTGCTGCTGGGCTATGTCAGCAGGTGGAATTGAACCACCTTTAACCACCTAGGTTGCCACGCATTAAAAAAGCACCCTGTGTAGGATGCTTTCATTCTTCCTCAAGTTCTCCCTCTACGGTTCCACTTTCAATTCCAATTTGTGATGCCATCAAAAGGACTTCTTTTCTGTCATTATTGCCACTTAAAATGAAGGATAGAAGTTTTTTTCTATCTTCTTGTGATTCACAATAATTGAAAATAAAGCTTATGAACTTTTCACTGTTTTTAATTTTTATTAGTTCATCATACAATGATTTATCAGTATCTGTTTTAACCTTCATACGCACCTTCTATTCATGGATGTTTGGTTTCTTCTTTTTACTAAGTATGTCATAGGTATATTTATCTTTGAATTCAATCAGATAATCATATCCCCCATGTTCCCATTCAAAGATTCCGTCTTCCATTTGCTGCTTAACATCACCTTTTACAAGTGAATCCCAAAGCGGATCATCATTTGGAACCTTCTTTGGTTTATGCTTCTTTGCAAAGAACTGAAGATCTAAGTCTATTTTACTATCTTTTGCAGTGTTTTCAAGCGGTTTAACAGAATCGGTTGAATTCTTCACATCTACCAACAATTTGATTTTATTATCATCCGTCAGTGTAGCACCCCTGAATTCAAATTTTGTGCCTGCTTGTAATATTATTTCGCTTTCTTCTCTGTTCTTCGTCAGGAACATTTTAGTTCCTTTCGGTGCATATATATCTAGCAAAACATCATCATTGTTATTCAGATTCTTTGCTTCTTTATATGATGTTGAAACAAATCCTTTTTCGGTGATTATTTCACCTACTTTTTTGCTGTTCAGTTCTTCAATAGCATCATTTAAGTTTTTATGATCAATGCCAAATACATTTTTCAGATAATCTTGATCAACCTTTCTTATCAAGACAGCATCCATATCAGATTCATTTTTGTTTATGACTTCCTTCAATGTTTCAATGGTTTTCTTACTTGCATCACTTAATTCACTAACAGTGCCATCACGCATTGCCTTATTGATTTTGTAAGCATTGGCATTTCTGATATATCCTGCATCATTCATTCCACTGATTATAGAATATTCATCATCTGTGACTTTACCTATTGATTTTTTCCATGATTGCAAATCTTTGAAGGTCACTTTTTCTGCCCTATAATCTATTTCAGCAGTTTTATGTTCAAATATTGGTTCAGGTTTCATCTTTTGTGTGCTTCCTCGGACACGCTCCGATTCCTTTACGTACTTCATTTTGAATGAATCATAGTCTTTCGCCTTGATTTCAACAATTCCACCTGATTCCTGATCCCACTTTGTAAAATCATTACCTAAAGCCCATCTTGCACGCTGAAGCAGCGCACATCTGCAATTGCAATCTTCAGCAGGATCACCAAAATCCCCCGGCTGCATGGCTGTCATGCCATTTACTTCAAACGGTTCATCCAGTTCCCGGATCTGTCCGTCAAGCTTCCTGTGGGAATCCCTTGTCCTTCCGTCAAGTGTGGAATCCCACTGCTTGACCACATCCGCACCTTTTTCCTTTGCCTTCCACTGCGCATCCGCTGTGGCCTTGTTCTGAATCCGATGTGCTTCTGTCCGGGCAATCCTTGCAGCATTATTTTTAGGGATGTTGGAAAAGCTTGCAATGTTCCTTGCTATTTCTCCATAAGTTGCAGCATTTGAGATCCCACGGCTGATTTCCGCTGCAATCTGCTTGGATAATCTGCTTGTATCTTTTCCAAGTGCTGCATATAAGCCTTCAGAAAGCTTTGTTTCGTGCTGTATGGCAATCACAACCTGTTTCTGGTCAATAGGTACTACAATTGGTATTCCCTGCCCCTGCATGTCATACATGGTTCCAATAAAGCCATCCTCATATGCTTTTGTAAGGTATTCAGAAACAGTTGTAAATTCATTTGAATGCAATGATTCAAGAATACCTTCAACCTGCTTCTTCAATGCTTTCTGATATTCTACTTGGTATATAACATTTTGTAGATTTGCATCATCCCTTGCCATCAATTTTTCAATCTTATCATTGATTTCAAAAATGGCATCCTGATAGTTTGCTTCAAGCTTCTTCAGGACTGCTTTTTCATTATCAAGGAACGATTGCTGTATTTCCTTTTGCCTTTTATTCATTTACAGCATCACCTTCTGTTAAAACGCCATTTAATGCATTCTGTGCATCCTGTGCTGCCTTGTATGCTTCATCAGGATCAGGAAGCTTGTCTTTGATATCCTCATAGTCAATGTCAAGCTGATCACAGATCAGCTGCATCAGTGTTTCATTGTCAAGCTGTGCAGCAAGTGAAAGCAGTGTATTGATTTCAGCCTGCTTTGCCTGTGCTTCTGTCAGCTTGATTTGTGCATTCTCCTGTGCATTTGACATGATTTCATGCTCAAAATCAATATAGACATCCTTCATCTGATAATCAGTGCCATTCTGAACATTGATTTCTGCAATGACAACTTTGATGATCTTCCGCAAAAACTGCTTCAGTCTGATTTCAAGCTTGGAACACTTCAGATCAAGAAGCGAATATGCAGCCTTGATTGCAATGTTGGTTGTGGCTGCTGTGTCCTTCAGCCCGGCTGTATTCAAGCCCATTCCAAAACGATAGATATTCTTTTCATCAAGATTCAGCTTTGCTTCTCTCGCCTGATATGGCACATCAACTGTCTTGACTTCCACACCGCCATCTTCATCAACACCTATGATTTTCTTTGTTTTCAGGTTTGTTTGAAGTTCATCAAGGTTGTCACCCTGGAAGCCTTTCACAACATGAATCGGTGTGTCAAAATCAACAAGGTTATTGGAAAGGCTTGATGCCATCAGATCATAATCATCAATCAGATCCTTGACTGTTTTCAGGCTTGAAAACAGCTTTTTGTTGTTATCCAAACGAAAGAAAGGAATGAAGCCGAATCCTTTATAATAGATAGCTGCATCCCCTTCCTTTTTGTACAATGTATGTGGTTTTGGATTGATTTTTTCAGCATCATCTTTCTTGATTTCACCATCATTACTCTGAACATAGTAATATACTGTTTCAGCATCCCACACCTGAATCCGCTTGATCTTCTTATTGCCTTTGTCTATCCGGTCAATGTACCAATAGATCACATAAGCGCAACCATCATCTGTGTCCTTATCCCGGACTTCAACAACACCAATACTGTCAGCACACATGAATGACAGCCTATTGTATTCATTTTTGTATGCATACATGTATTCAAAGCCTTTTGCCTGACAGCCTGTGATTACCTCTGACAGTTCAGCGGTGAAATCCTCGTTATCATTGAAATATGAATCAAGTTCTGCCTGAAGTTCAGGATTGTCAGATTTGATAAATCCATCTTTGCCAGAAAGAATATACTGCACAGCCTGATCAACCAATTCAGTGAAGAATGGATGGGGAATCTTGATGTTGCTTCTCGTCTTATCTTCTACAAGTTCACCATCTGCATTGTAATAGAATAGCCTGTACTGTTTTATATCATGATCACCTTCATAGTATGCCTGACCTTTTCTTGCAAAAGCCTTCTTTTCTGAAGTTGAATCATCTGTTATAAATCGCTTTATTTCTTCAGTTGACAGCATTTACTTATTTCCTTTCTTACGTTTCGGCAGGTGATGTTTCACACACATCTGCATCTTTAGTACATCCATTTCTTCTGCTTTCTCCATCCTTCAACACCATAACGCAAGGCAGCCATTGCATCATCTTGGAATGGAACAGGTTCATCCAAATATTCCCCGGTCTTTTCGTCATGCTTCCACTTCCATTGCTGCAATTCCTTGATGGTATTCACACAAGATGGATCAACAACAATCCGGTGCTGCTTCAGATAATCAATCTGTGCCTTCACAGATCCCTGTGAACCGCCTTTGTCAACACCCCTTGCCCTATAGCCTGCCTTCTGCCACATCTTGATTCTGTCCGGCTCTGCGGAATCACACCACATTTGCTTTTTGGTAGGGACATCAATGTCCTTTGCAAGTTCTATGATTTCAGCTGTGTCTTTCTCAAATACATAGATTTCTTTCGTGATATAGATCACATCATCCTTGATACCTAGCGGAAGAATTGCATTTGCGTGATTGAAACCAAAGTCCTGACCAATAGCAAAATCATCATAGTCAGCAGGATTCTTGGAACACTCACCAATTTCCCAATTATGCAGGATCAGACCGCCAATTTCTCCCCATTCACCAAGACCGTATATCTGATAGCCTTCAGGATCAACGATCTTTCTTCTTTCCATACGCTGCCTGTAGGCATCATCTATGAATCTATTGCCAAGGTATGTGCTGTGGTGTGTCAGTACGTTTGAATCTGGGATATCAAAAAAGACCTTCTTGATCCAGTGATTCTTATTCACCGGATTGAAGGTCATTCTGATCTGATAAAATTGTCCTTCAGGAAGTTCACCACGCAAACGGTCATCAATGATTTCAAGATCAGCCTGTGTCAGTTCTGTTGCTTCCTCACACCATACATCTGTAAGCTTTCCACGTTGGAACGTGATTGATTTCAGCTTTTCACGCTGCTTATCATCATTCATTCCCCTGAATATGATCTGATTGCCATTTGCCCGGCAGGTAAGCTTCAGTGGTGACATATTGATCTGCCAGTACAGGTCAGCCTTGTCACCGAACATCCGGTATATAGCCCCGGTCAGTTCTGCAAAGGTGCTATCTCTGTTTGTTATATCTGATTTACGGATGCAGACAAGGTTCCTGCCTTTATCCTGCATCAGTCGCAAGATATAATTCTGTGCAGTATCAACAGATTTTCCGGATCCTGTCAGGCAGAACCTTTCATCACTATGTATCTTTTCTTACTCTGATCAACTTCTTTAAAGCAAGAATTCATTTTTACTGTAAGGTTCACAAGGCATCACCACCTTTTGCAATAGCAGTTATTGTATATCCTTTTCTATTACTTTTGAATTTTCCAAGTGTAATATTTCTAATCGTCTTTTCATTCAATCCAAGTGCTTCAGCAGCATTCTGATACCCTTTAAAAATGCCAACTAAAAAACCATCCTTATCTTTGACTTCCAAAGTAAGAATGGTTCTATGTGCTGCTTTTATTGAATTTTCATTTACTTGCTTCCTGAATGCTTCATTGTGTTCATAGCAATGCTTTGTGTTATCACTCACTGTTGTCCATTCAAGATTGTAAGCATGGTTATTTGTTTTATTGGAATCCTTATGATTTACCACATTGCATCCTTCAGGTTTATCACAAAAATACAAAGCAACTAATCTGTGAACCCTTTCTGTTACTATTTTTTTGTTCGGTTTCATCAGATTCACGCTATAATATCCTGTTTTCTTCAATTGTGGTTTCATCATAGATTGTGTTGCAACATTCCAAACCCTTCCACAATTGCTGATCTGATACCTTCCACCATAACCTTCAATCTCTTTCCAAGATTCGTTTTCAAAATCCATCGAAAACACCTACCTTTCTTCAAACGTTTTATACCGTCTGCAATGCCTTTTTGTGCATCTGTGTGTATCTGCAAGTCCTTGTGTCAGATAACCGCCATGAATGCAGCAATAAGCAACAGGATAATATGAAAAATTTCCATCTATCAGCTGCACCATCTTTGGCTGCTTCTGTGGCAGATTCTTTTTTCTTTCCCTGTGCCTTTTCTGCTGCGCTTTCCGGTTGCCTTTTCCGTGATTACTCATAAGCAATCAGCTTCTTGGAATGCCCTAAACAGCTTTGGTGACTGAATAGCGATCCAATCAGTGATTGTTTCATCCATGCCCCAACAGTTTGTACTTCCGCTGTTATTCCACATGCCTGATTCATATAAAAAAGCATGGATAATTTCATGCCTTAACACCTTTTTTCTGTATGAATCCAAATCCATCACAGAATTTCTGTCAGATTCAAATTCTGCTATTTTGATTGTATGAATGCTCTGATCCATGCAACCATCAGCACCTTCCGGCATCTTTTCATCCGGTACATCAAAATGTATTGTGTATAGCGTTCCTAAAATATCTACGGTCTTATCTTCCATCATTCTTCATCACCATAATCAATGTTTATGTTCAGTTCCATGTCTGCATCCAGTTCAACCTTGTCTTTGAACATACCAAGATGCTTTCCTAACAGTTCAAGATTTGCCTTTTTATCGCATAGCCGGACTTCTCTTTCTGTTCCGAATTCTGTAGGCTTAATCTTTACTGACTGAATGCAGGCAAGATCATCCTTTGTTGCTGTCTGCTTTACCTGTGCAGTGTCAAGATCAATTACATCATCTATGTTCACGAATGCCATCTTTGCAATTTCCATCAGCACCCTGTCTTGATTGATTCCGGTTCTTTTTGATCGTTCTGCCATTTCTCTTGCGATCTCGTTTTGAACCTTGACAATTCTTAACATTCTTGATGCCTGTTGTTCTGCTGTATTTGGTGAATATCCTGCCCTTATTGCAGCCTGTTTTGCATTAAGGTCTATAAGGTATTCATCACAGAACCTTTGCTGCTTGGCTGTAAGTTTAGCCATCACAATCACCACCTTACAATATAAAAGCCCACCGGGTAGGAGAAACAGCACCCCGGCAGGCATGAAAAAAGGCACTGCCACTGTGGACAATGCCTTTAAACACCTTTTTCACTTTATAAATTATCATAGATTTATAGGAATAAACACCCTTTATTTTATCTTCTTGCATCAAAATTATCCTGATTGCTGACAAAACCGCCACTTTTCACAATCTCGATTGCTTTTTTCGCAATGCACGACTTACAATGTTCACTTCTGATTCCGCACTCATGCAGGGTGCATTCTTCTCCTGTGAACTCTTCCAACTGTTCTACAACCTTATCTACATCATAAGCTGTTGGTTGCTCCATAACTGTTGATAATATTTCTCTTGCTCTCATATCAACAGGAATATGATTTTTTGTGTATAAATAGCTTAAATCTTTGATCAAAGTATCGGCATCAATCAATCTCATTTTCATCACTCCAATCCAATAACTGCCCACACTTCCAACAATGCCCTCTTTTAATTACATTGACTGCATAATCTGTTGTGGCATGGCACTCTGGGCACTCCACATTCGCATTATCATTATCATCTACAGGCGATATATGATATGCCCTCTTCGGTATCTGTTTTTCTCTCGCCGCACGGCACTCTTCCATGCTTCCGATTTCTCTGTACTTCTGTACTTCTTCAAGTGCCTGTATTGCCACATCAATAGCATCAAGCAATACCTGAGAATGTATTTCACCGCCTATTTTTAAATCAAACTGTATTGCTTCTATTGCTTCACTCTCTGTCATATTATCCCTCGTTTTCTAATAACTCTTGATTATCAAATATGTTGCCACACACTTCAAAATGTTCTTGGTCAAATTTATCAAATGGCATTATATCTATGTTCCCATTTTCTTTTGAACAAAATCCACTTCCGTGCCACAAAATTATTATATAAGTCTCATCTTCCGGGTAATTCTCATCTAAGTGCGCAACCATAATATCATTCTCCCAGATCAGAGTGCCGTTTGTATCTTTCAGCCCGGTGCATTGGCAAACAGTAGATGGGTCTACTTCAAATCCTTGCAAAGATCCATCCGCCGGATGCTGCCTGAATATAGTAGCTATGTCGGTATCATGGAGCAATAATGTTCCTTGTATCCATTCTCCGTTATCAACTCTCTTAGCCTTGAATAAATATCTGTCTTTCATATTCTCTCCTTTTCTCTCCTGTTCTGCTTCTGATTGAAGCCATTTCCTAACTTCCACATTGCAATTTGTGCAAGTTTTATGTGCGCTACAATCGCATTCCCCAATACCGGCAAGACATTCTTTGCTAAGTCCTGTAATAAACTCAACTAACTCTTCATCCGACATATTCCTTATCCTGTCGGCATTGGTCTGTCTGCTGTCACATCTGCAGCAAGGCTTGCTATCTCTTAAATTGCTGTTGTAAGGCAACTTGACAAGCCTGTCCTGTTCCTCTAACTGCTTATACTCTTTCAACTGTTCAAGCCACTCTGCAAGCTGCTCGTGTTCTTCTGCACATTTAATGCAGGATTGATACATCATTCTGTTATGCTCGAATTTCGCATAATATCTCTGTTCCTTGGCTTTTGCCTTTGCGTGTTTGATTGCTTCATCAAGTGTCATTTTTATGTACCATCCTTCCCATATATTTCATCAAGCTTCCTCTGAAGCTGTGATAAAGCTTTTTGATGTAACCCACATGAAACCCACTTATATGTGAAATCCATTTCTACCGCTATCTGCTCCCATGTCTTATACTGAAAGTACCTTTTATGTAAAAGCTTGATGCAGTCAGCATCACAGGCATTCTGAATCATTCTGATCACATCCTGCTTGTAGTCTATAAAGCTGTCAATTTCCTTTGTGATCTGATCCTGCAAAGAAACGATCTTTACAACACAATCAGCCATTTTCTGCTGTGATCCTGATGATTGTACACGTTCACCACCCATGACAGATGTTGTCTTTGTAGCAAGTGCAGTCAGGCTTTCCAGTTCCTGCTGATTGATGTCAATTCTTGAATCCATGAATTTGATCTGCTTCAAGTAATTTATTGCTTTCATTCTTCTTCCCCTTTCCATATTTTTCAGCTAACCTTTTTTTGTAACCGTTCTTTCCTTGCTGCAAAATCAGGGATCATCACCACTGTTTTCTGTAAGCTGCTTTTCCAACGCTGTATAATCATAATTTCTTTGTTCAAAATCATAAAAGCTGCTTTTATTCTTCATGTAAGAAGGAACCTGCTCTGTTCTTCCTTTGTTGTCATAATTTCCATCAATGACCTTTGCCATATTTGCATCCTTGATCAGCCAATCAAAGTTTGCTGTCCAGTTCCAATCATTGGATCCCTTCAGGAATGCAGAAGCTTCAGCCTTTTCAAACAGTGTCCTGAAATCGTCAATGCTGTATGCCTTCAGTCGTGCTTTTATAGCCTTCTTACGTGCTTCAGACAGTGTTTTGACAGAAGGATATGAAGTACAGATGGAATGGAAAAGGTCAACCACCTGCTTGCAGGTGACATTCTCTTTATTCTCTTTATCTATATTTCTTTCTTTTTCTTCTTCTTTATCTGAAACAACGACATAAGACGATTGTGTCTCTTTACTGTCAGACGATATGTCAGACGATTTTTCAGAAGTACCAGAAATCAAGGCTTTCTGCGCCGCCCTTCTTTCCTGCTGATATAGTCTGTCACGCTCTTTTTTCTTCTCATATGCATCCAAAGTCTGATGCTTGTTCCAGTTTGGGATAGTGATAACACCATCAATGATTTCCACCATCCCAAACTGTTCAAAAGTCTGAAGTGCCATGGTAACAGTGGCTTCCTTCATCCTGAAGATAGTTGCAAGCATTTTATCTGTATAGGCTATTTGCCCCATCATAAACACACCGCTGTTGTTCTGCTTCCCGGCAAGGCATAGAAGCTTGAACCAAACTGTAATAATGGCATATGCATCAGGCAAGTTTTCAATCAAAAGTATTTTTTCATCATCAAATATGTCAGTGGTGATTTTTATCCATTTCACATCTGCCATAGTTCAACACCTTCCTATTTTGCAATCATGCTGTTGATCAGGTTTTCATACAGTTCTTTGTATACATTTCTTTCTGCCTTTATCTGCGCCATTTCTTCACGAAAAGCAATGTTAAAAGGCCCATCAACAGCAACAGGTGGAATGAATTCTTCAGGTGCTGCTTCCTTCTCTTCAGCTTTTTTCACCTGCTCCGGTGCTTCATATCCAAGTGAATCCACAACCGCCTGCATAATATCCGCATATTCCTGATCAGACATGCTTCTGACAAACCCTGTGATTTTATCGTTGAATACATACTGAACCATTCCGGGATCCGTGTATTTCATCCCCCGGCAATTCACTATGTATGGCTTTTCCTTATCCCACAAAACCACAACAGATGAATAATTATCATGAACGGACAGAATGACCGCTTCTTTGGAAAGTCCGTTATTCAGTTCAAAATCTACAATGTCACCTCTATAAAAATTCATAGCCTTTTCCTCGCTTTTCATAATATTTTTTATTGCGTCATATGCTGTTGGATCAGCATAGCCGGATCCGTTTCTGTTAATGCCATATTCCATCAGCAATCACCTTTTACTTCAATCAGCAGATCTTCAATAGTGCATCCGACAATGCGTGATATTTCCAAAAAATTACCCGGTGAAGGAAGGTTTTTTCCGTTCGCCCATCTGTTTATCACATGTGTAGACAAGCCCATTTTTCTTGCTAAACCTGCCTGATTGAATCCTGCCTTTTCTGCCATTATGCAGATCTGAAGCCCTGTTGCCCTTTTATCAATCATTGCATCATCCCCCTTGCGTATTCCCGGAACACTTCTTCATTCAGCTTCCGCTGCCCTTCTACGTTGCTACATCCGGCAAGTTCAGGATAGTCTGCCTGGATCTTCTGCCTTGCCCTTCTGACCGTTTCAAAGGCCGGCATATTGTATTCCTTCATGTGCAGGAAGAAGGATGGCATAGATACGGAATCAAGGTTTATACCATTCTTCAATCCTATGATCTTGCATACTGTATAATATAAAAGGTTGTCGCTGTTTCTCGTCCTTGGCTGCTCCTGAAGCACTTGCATGACAATAGCCTGTGTTGTTTTCAGTTCATTCGTTTTCCTCATGTTCTGCTCCTTCCTGTTTTACATCATTTCTTCAAGTGGCAATTCAAGTTGTACCGCCGGAACGTCTTCCCACGGAACACCGATATAATCAAGTACCCTGCCCCATCCGTATTTCTCGCCCGTATCCGGATCAGTGCAACATTTATACATATAAAATTCCCACTCTTTTTCATTTCTTTCTCGCAACCTGTCAAATCTATGTGGTCTCTCTTCCATGTGGATTCCAAATCCGCACATGCTACAGCCTGTCCGCTGTGCTCCGGTTGTTTTTAAATTGCCTTTTTCGTCACTTTCAATCTTCCCATAGATATCAGGTACAATGCTCTTAATCGTTTCATACGGAATAACATTTCCATTAGAATCTCTGCTGTATGGTTGTTCATAATAAAGCTGTTCAAAAACATCTGTGTGATCGTGATACCACTTATCCATTTCCAATGCCAGAGAAAGGATATCGTTCCTCAGATATGGTGCAAATGGTGCAGATCTCATTACTGTTTTTCCATAATAATTGCATCCATGATCTGTTAACGCTTCTTCTCTTTGACCACCTTCTGATGCCATCATTCCAAGAAAAGGAAAGCTATCATGTTCTTTCGCCCAATCATCACAAGGCTTTTCTTTCAGCCAGTAGCAACAATCGTTTGAAACTTTGAAATTTGGTTTTGCGTAATGTACATTTTCATTTTCGTTTTCATATCCTCCAAACAACTTCAGCCATCTCTGCGGAAGTTTCATTCTGCTGTTCTTCTGAAAATGCCCAAGTTCGCCACATTCTCCAGTAATTATGGCATGCCGTACTGTTTTATTCTTATCTGTCGGATTTTGCAAAAGTGCTATCTTTCCTGCAATTCTTTTACTTATTACTGGAAAACCAACCTCATTCAGTACCTGCACCTTTGTCTTATACGACTTAAGAATTGTTATTCCAAGTGCTTTATGTACTCTCTGTATGCTTTTATCTTCCAGTGCTGACACAGAGATTGCAGGAACATCTATCCCTATCGATTTCAGAAAGACATATAATGTAATGCTATCGAGCCCACCAACACTTACATGTGCCTGTTTTCCTCTGATATCCATCTGCTCTATAAATTCTCTTGCCCTGAGCTCAGATCTTTTTTTCTTCACATCGTACGGCAAATTCTGCATTGCTACCATTCTTGCTCTGTTTTTGCTTTTCTTCTTTTTCCACTCCTCCAATCCTGTATCTGGTTCTGATAAATCAATATTGTCATTTTCTAAAAAATTAAGAATATTATCCATTTTCTCACAAAAGGAAACCTAGGTTTTATGTCCGGACAACCATTTTCCTTTCAATTTATTTTTAAATTTCGTCTAATGACGCCGTAGCGGTCTCATACACTGCGTAGATATGCATCCAGTCTTCCAAGGTCATTGTCACAAGGATGCCAGCATTGTTTTTCTTATGAAATACAGCCGGGATGTTGCCTGTGCCTTCTGAATCTCTTTTTGCCTGCGCCATCCAGTCATACAAACGCATTGTCTCCTGATGTTTTGCTTCAATATGTATTCCGGGAAGTCCTATCACATCAGATGCATCCCCGGTGTTGCCACAATATTGCGCTGTTCTTCTTGCCTGAAAGCCATAATCACGGAACATTCCGGCAAGCTGTCTTTCAAAACGTGCGCCCTTCTGCTTGCTGTTAATCATATCTTCCACCTTTTCTTCCTTTATGTGAATTTTTGCTTCTATGTACTTTTGGTATGTTACCTGTTACCATGATGGATGCATCCCTGTAGTCCTGCATATTCCTTTCTACTTGCGATACATCATCCATAACGCAATCAGCATATTTGCAGTTAAAACAATTTCTGTCACATTTCATGCTGCACCGCCTTTCTAATCTCCCGGCTACATAAGCAGCCGGGATTCTGTGATATAAAATGCATGAACGGTTTCTTTTACCTTCCGGCAGGTGTTGCAACCTTATGAAATGACAGTGAACTGATCCTTGAAATCTTCCAGTTCAAACTGTAAGTATTCCTTGATTGCCTTTGTTGCTGCCATCTGCCATGCACCACCATCAGCTTCAAAGATTGCACAGTTGATTCCGTCATACTTGTCCTGTTTCATGCGGAAAATAAATTCAGATGCAGGCTGCTCCACTTCCAAAAAGGTTCTGTATGGTCTTAATTTGACCGGATTTGGAACAATGGCATCACCTTTGGATGCAATGCCTGTTTTCACGGTTGCCTTCTGTGTCACACCATCATCACCATATTCAGCAACAGTTCCTGCTTCAACAGTGCCTGCAAACTTCAGGATCAATGCCCGGTCAGTTGCCGGATCATCAATGAATTTGGACTGAAGGTTGATGGTGAACCGTTCCTGATCCATGAAGCTGTCAAATGGGAATGATGGAATTCTTGCTTCTACAACCACAAGCGTTTCACGATCCCGGTTATCATCAAGCTGTGAGTACAAAACCACTTTTTCAGGACTTCTGACATCAATGATCATTTTTTCAGGCATACTATCAATCTTTGCCTTGATGTAATCTACAAGGCTTGTAAGTGTGTGCATTTCAACGGCTACAGCCTTTGGATAGTATGGATCGATTCTGTATAATGGCTTGTCTGAATATGTATCACAATGGATGTTGTATTCCTTTGCTTCTCCAAGACCAACCATGTACTGTAATGCTTCTTTAATCATATTTTTCACCTGTTCTGCTTATAAAGCAGCCTTTCTTAAATCAACAACTTTTCCCGTTTCTAAAACTTCACCTGTTTCAGTGTCAACCACATCAACAGTGTTTTCATTTGCAGGTGCAGTTTCAAGGTCTGAAATACTCATCTGACCCCTGATCTGCTTCCCGTATTCTTCAGCGAATACTTCCCCGGTTTTCAGATCCTTGCCAATAAAAAACTTGGTATTCATTCCCTGCTGTGGTGCTAATTTTTCAGCAACATCCACGGAAACAGAAACATCATCCCTTGCTTCATTCTGATCGAATGAAAGTGTGATTGTGATCTTTCTTTTTACCTTGAATGAAGTATTCAGGTCCTGAAGATTTTCAACCACCTTTTCAAAAGATTTGCTGAATTTTTCCTGTAATGCTCCACCTACTAATTCCTGAAGTTCCACTTTGTTCATATGAATTGCCCCCTTTCTTATTTATTTCCAAACAGTGCAGCCTGTGCATCCATTGGTGCAGCTTCCGACTGTGTTGGTGCATGTGTTTCCGGTTCCGGCTGTGCAGGCTCCTGTGATGGCTGTTCCATGTCAATGATGGAATCATCATTTTCAACATAGTCTTTGCTGCCATCCTCATTGATCACTGCCATATCTGCATCCATTGCTGTGATAAGTTCGGTTGAAAGGATTCCCCATTTTGACAGCAAATGCTTGATCAGTGTTTTTTCTGCCATGCCTGCAAAATTTGAATACCAATATGATGAATACTTCCATAATTCAGACTGTGGAATCTTTCCTTCCTGAAGTTTTCTGTATGCATCTAAGCTGAAAGCCTGTGAATACTGATCCGCATGTTTTTCCATCTTGGCTTTTGTCCAGTACACTGTTTTTCTGAAACCATTCAGAAGTTCAAAGTATGCCATGTAACCAATGACAGGAAGTGCTTCACGTTCATCATCATCTTCAATGAATTCAAACACCTGCTTTCCAGTGTATTTATCTCTGCCCTTATACTCGCCTTCATGGATTTCAAGGAAATCAATGTCTTTGTATTGCCCTGTACGCATTGCCAACTGCTTGAAACCATTCGCACCAAGCTGAAACTGTGCTTCTTTCACACCCTTCTTCCTGTTGTTGAATGGAATAATCCAAAACTGTCCAAGAGAAGGTGAATTTGAAAGATTAAGTGATTCACCAAGCAGTGCTGCCGATAAAATTGAAGGATTTGTGCATTCCTGCAATGCAGGTGTTGCCTGAACCGCTGAAACTATTGAAGTAATAAAGGCTGTTCCCCTCTTACTTCCTACAATCGAATTGATCTGCTGCTTGACTGCATCCTGATTCAGATATGCCGTCATTCCCAACCTTCTTTGCTGTGTTGCTTTTTGTAAACTGTTCTGTACTGCCATTTTTATAATTCTCCCTTCGATCTTTTAAGTATTTCCTTCTGAATCTCATTATCCGATTTCAGTCCAAATTCAACTGAATGCATAATCATTTCATGTGCTGCTTCTTCACATAAATCTTCAGAAATTATTTTATTGATTTTTCTGATAAGCATAGTCAAATCTGCGCATATCGTTGGAATATTACCTCTAATTTCCATAACCCCATTATTAAAACTAAGCATATTGTTCACCCATCCTTTCCTAAATAGCCTTATATTCGATACCGTGCGTGCTGAAGAAGTTCTTCAGTTCCATTGCTTCGCCTACCGTCAGATTTGCTGCGAATCTGATCCACTGTCTTACAGGCTGTGCAGGTGTTTCTTCTGTTGCTGCCACTTCTTCAGCAGGTGGATTGATGTTTCTTGCAAATTCTGCTTCAGCAGCCTTTCTTGCTTCTTCCTCTGCCTTCAGCCGTGCCTGCTCCGCTTCTCTTTCAGCCTTCAGTCTTTCCGCTTCTGCCTTCTGCTTCTGAATCTGCGCCATTCTCTGACCTTCTGCCAGTGCCTTATTCAGATCAAATGTACGGATGTATTCCTGCTGTGCTTCAAATCCGAATTTCGGCAGTGCTGCAAGAGTTTCCATATCCCGGTTGAATCGTTTGATATCATCAAGCATTTTCTGCTTCACATGATTAAGACCATAGGACACATTCAGCATCCGATCTTCAAAAACTCTTTCCAGTGTCAAACCTTCAGGTACATCCATTTCAGCCCATAATGCCTTGATCTGCCCCATCTTGTCCTGCTTCTGCTTGTCCTCATATTCCTTGACCTGCTTATCAATCAGGGCAACAGGCTTGTCAATGATGCTGATAATCTCATTGACCTGCGACTTGAAGGAATTGAAAGGCACCATGTATTCCTTCTCAATTCGGATTCTTTCATCATTCAGGGCTTTTTTCAGCTTATTCAGCTGTGCCTTGTCTGCCTTGGCTTCTTTGATCTGATCATCCGTATAGACCAAAGTTTCATACATGCTGACCTTTTCTGTAAGTTCCTGCTTCAATTCATCAAAATTGAAGCTGATTTTCTCAGGTAATTGGTACGCATTCATTTTCAGTTCCATTGTTTTGTTCTCCTTTTCTATTGATAAATTTGCATTACTGCCTTCATTGCCTTTCACTTCTTTGAAGAAGCTTTTAAATTCTTTCATAGATACCTTTCAAAATTTCAGTATTAGTATCTTTTGTGTTCCTACTATTACAAAAAATCAGTAATATTCATTTGTGGATCAACAGGGAAATCAAGCATTTCTTCCTTCGCTCTTTGGTAAAAATTCCGGTCAATCTCAAATCCAAAAGCACTTCTGCCAAGATTGTGCGCTGCTCTCAATGTGCTTCCTGATCCACAACATGGATCAATTACCACATCACCTTCATCTGTGAAAATCTGAATAAGCTGCTCAATAACTTTCACAGGCTTTTGTGCCGGGTGGATTTTAGGAATGTCTTTTCCATCCTTCTCCCACTTGAACCAGTTAAAAATCATATGTCCGGTTCCTCTGATGTTCTTTCCGTTTTCGTCAACCTGACAACCATTCCTGAACTTTGGAAGCCTATCACGATATAACACAAGCGCATATTCAGTGGCCCCAACCACACGCATATTTGCTTTTAATACCTGCGGTGAATAATTTTTGATAAATACCAAAGGAATATAATTTACAAAGCCGTGCTTGTTTGCTGCTGCAATCAATGTCTGCATCTGTTCAAATGAACAAAACACAATCATGCACGGTGAATTACTGCTTCTTCCTCTTTGCAGTGGCTTTGTATCATCCTTCTTCAGCATCTTTGAACAGAAATGGAAGTATTCATACAAATTAAAATTGAAATCTGAATTAAAAGCTGATTTTCCTGCCAGTTTGCTTTCACCGTTCTTATTGTCACCGCCTATGTACCATGAAGGATTGCTTCCGTAAAAATTAGTTCCAACATTATACGGAACATCCGCAATAATAAGCTGTGCGGGGGGGATAGCATACTTCTTATAGTTCTGCATAGAATCCCTGTATATCTCACATTTGATCTTTCTTGTACCCATTGTCCTTTCTCCTATATCTCCGGCAATATCAGATCCGGTCTTTTCTTCTCTTGCACCTGTTTCCAAAACTTCCTTTCAGCCGTTTCCAGATAATCAATGTCTGCCTGTACTTCTGACCGTTCAATGTGGTAATTCCTTAATTGCTGATAAAGTTCTTTGTCCTCATATCTCCATGTAAGAAGTGCGGTCAGGATTGCAAATTCACAATCTTCACGAACCAATAAGCTGTGCAGCAGCTGACAATAGTAGTTCATTGGAATCTGATCTTTCCACTTCTCTTTGCTCATGCTCGATACAATTTCTGATGTCTTGCATTCCCATATGCCATGCCTGCCCGTTTCTTTCTCAATCAGCCATCCATCATGACTGACAGCAGCAAAAGGATATTTGTCATTGATCCATGAATTGTTTTCCGCATACAGGACTTCATATTTCGGATAGTTCAGTTTGAATAGTTCCCGGATGATTGGTTCTGCTTCTGTGCCATACTTCACATTCGGATTTTCAGAAATATCCGGTGCAATGGCTTGTCTGGTCTTTTCCATCCACAGTTCAACATTGCTTTTCCATGGATTCTGACCGACAATAGTTGCTGCATCAGAACCGCCTATGTATTTCATCCGGTGCTTCAGCCATTCTTCCCGGCTGTCAAGCTGTAGCATTTCAACCGCCATATCTTTCACCTTCCAACTCTCTTGCCCTTTCAAGCACCTGCAAAGCGTATTCACTGACCTTTCCTGCATCCATCATCTTGACTGCATAGGCATGACCGCCATTATATTCCATCAGGACCATATAAGGATCCTCATACTGTTCAAACAGTTCATACAGATAATCAATCCCAACTGCCACATTGTCATATGGATCCAGTAGGTTGCTGCATTCAAGGTTGTCCATTCGTTCCTGATGGTATTTCTGCTTGATCTGCATCAGTCCGACTGATTCACCATGATCACCAACAGCTGCTTCATTGCATCCGCTTTCCTGTTCGATCATTGCAATGACAAGTTCCGGTGCTATGTGGTGTGCCCGGCTCTCAACAATGATGTACTTTTGCAGATCATCCGATAAATCAACATCTGCATAGATGCCCGGCTTTGCTTCCTGTGCCCTTGCCTGACTTCCTGCTGCACAAAACACAACCGGAACTGCAATCAGGCATCCAATACAAAAGCTGATCAGATTATCTTTCAATGTGTGTTTCATTTTTTTCACCTTCCTGTAATGTTTGAATATTGAACGGATCACTGATATCGCATCCATCATATTTTTCAAGGAATTGTTCCAATGTTGATTTCCTACACTTCAGCCGCCCGATCTTCATGAACTTGATAACACCTGATCTTTGCAGCTTGTAAACATAGTCAACATTGGTTTTCAGAATTTCTGCCACTTCCGGCACTGTCAAGAGCATATCTTCCATCCTATGCATCCCCTTCTCTCGTTTCTGCCTGTGCAATCATTTCATCAATATTTTCAATTGTGATTCCTGCATCCATCAGTTCTTTTCCACGCTTTTCAAGTGCTCGAAGCAGATACAGCTGCTGTCTGCGCTTATATTTCAAGCGCTGTTCCCTTCTTGCAAGTTTGACTTCTGGTGTTACTGTCAATCTTGTGATTTCAGATTCAACTTCTTCATCTGTTAAAAACTCTCTTCTCATTTCTTTCTCCTTCCCAAGATATTTATTGTAATTTTCTGTTTTTTTACCTTATAATCTCCTTATCAGTTTGCCGACTGAATATCAAAGAAAGGAGAATAAGGTTAAATGAGAATTTATGCATGTCTACTTGGTGATTGGATAGACATTACTGAAACAGCAACCGTTGCAGATAATCAAGAGCCTGTGAAATACTTCAAAGAAAATCTTGCTTATGTAGATGGCTCACGGTATGCAAATTGTTTCAAATATGATTACATTCATATCCAATACCAAGGAAAGGACTATCGAATAAATCCTGCATTTATTCAGATTGTCACAGAATAAAATTCTGTTTCATCAAGAGGTCAAGTTCTTTGGGTTTCTCAAAAGTCAACTTGGCTTCTTGTGCTTGGAAACTAACTTCTATCAAGTGATTGATTTTATTCCATTGTGAATGTGTCATTCCTTCTGCCATCTCAACGATTGCTTTGACAGATTCTGAATATTGCTTGTCCGGCATTGTCATTCTCCCTTCTGCTTTCTTAGTGCTCCTATACTGACTTCTTTTGGAACAGTGACCTTTGACATGTCATCAACAATTGTTTCATCCTTCAATATGTTTATTACTGCCATAGCACCGCTCCTTCAATCTCTGCAAACCGCTTTGCATTGATGAAGTAAGACCAACGGTGTTCACTTGTATGAATTGCATAGCCCCAAGGGAATACCCCCTGCTGCAATCCAAGGGCAATTGTATTTGTATGCTTGTGCATCAGCTTGGCAACCTCATTGACTGTCAATGTTGGAATGCCTGCTTCACACTTTGGCGGTTCAAATATCACCACCGAATCCTTATCCTGCTCAAAATAATCAGGTGCAAGTCCAAGTGATACTGCAATAGCACTTTGAACCGCTTCTGATGGTGTTGTCTTATCATTCAGGTACATACTGATGGAACCCTTGCTTTTCCCGGTTATTCCAACCAACTGCGCCTGATTGATCCCCAGCTGTTGCATAGCCTGTTTCAACTTTTCGCTGAATTTCATATCATTTACCTTTCCTTTCTCTTGCTTCTCTTTGTTCTGTCTGCTATTCTTGATTCATGAAAGAGAGGAATTCCAATGAAAAAATACTTTATAACATCTATTTATCTTGATAGATGCATCAAAACGATTGAACAGCATTGCTTCATGAATCCAAACAGTTCCTTTCACGGTGAAGCACTTTCTGCCTTTTGCTCCAAGCCAAAAAATCTCTATGCCCTGCACCTGTTGGCAGCATCAGGCGAAATCCGCATGGATATTTCTGACAGATCAGAAATTCCTTCTGTTGTATGGCTTGAAAACAAAGGAATGCTTCATTCCTATACCAAATGGCAAAAAATCAAATCTGCCATATTGGGATTTATTGCAGGTGTTTTTTCAACAACTGTCATCCCGTATCTTTTTCAATTACTGTTCAATACACTTTCCCGGTAGCCTTCAGGTAAGACCAAATAACCAATCCAACAATCGCCCCTGCAAGCAATCCGCCGTAAAACCACTTCTCGTCCATTACTTTCCTCACCTCTTCCTAATTTGCGCAAAATTCACTCTGATTTGATTCTTCCGCTTTCTGCTTTCCCTTCATAAAAGCCATGCCCTCGCCGAATGAAAGCAGTTTTTCCTTTTCCATATCCGACAGATTCGGGATCACTTTCCCAAATGTTTCAAGAATCTTTTTTTCTTTTTCTGACATTTTCCACCTCTCCTTTCTTCCATTTATTCCAAGCCTTTTCTAAGTCGATAAGGTACTGCCGGACTGTCTTCCCTTCCGGTGTCCGCTGAATCATACAAATCTGCTTTGCCATGTCAAAGGATATGTTGTAATCTGTTGCAGGGCGACCGCCTTTTGAGTTTTCGCCATTTTTGACGATAACCTCTGAATAGTCACTTTTTGCAGAAAATCCATATTCACACATACGAGAGAACCACTTGACAAATTCGGTTCCGATCTTCAGCTTTTCATGTAATGCCCTTGCCGATACGGTCTGTGTTTCAGCATCAACATTCATCAATTCATGCATTTTCTTTCACTTCCTTTCTGTCCTGCTTGCTTTTTTGTTTGTGACTATGCCATTATTATATGGGGCGTTGTCACATTTGTCAATGCTGTTTTTGTGACTTTGTACATATTTTTTGACTATGTCACAAATAATCGTTGATTTTCACGTACATTCCATGTATAATGAAATCCAAGAAAAGAGGTGAATACATATTGAAAGACCGCATCAAGAAATTAAGAAAAGAACTTGATTTAACACAACAAGAATTTGCTGACAAAATTGGTATTCCACGAGATAGCATAGGTGGATATGAGACAGGTAGAAGAAATCCAAGTGAAGCTGCTATATCTCTTATATGCGCAAAATGCAATGTCAATGAAGAATGGCTGCGAACCGGACAGGGTGAAATGTTCATTAAAAGGACAAGGGATGAACAGATTGCTTCCTTTATCGGTTCCATACAGGCTAATGAAGATGATTCATTCAAAAAAAGATTCATTTCCATGCTATCTGCTCTTGATGAATCAGAATGGGAAGTGTTAGAAAAAATGGTGATTATGCTGTATGAAAAAAAGGACTAGGTTTTAACCTAGCCCAAGAAGTGCTTTTGTATAGTTGTAAATCAGAAGCAATTTTCTTTCATCAGCCATATCAAGCATCTTTATTATAAACTCTTTATAATCCATTTAACCATCTCCTATCTGTGCACGTTCTAAAGTAGCGATACAATAAGATTAGCAAACATATGTTCGACAGTCAATGTATATAATTACCAAATTGTACTGTGAAAAAATAATAAAAAGAACCCCAACCGTTGCAGCGGTCAGGGTTCGGTAACTCATTCAAAGCTTGGCTGAAATGGCATGAAACTCAGCGAAAACTTGAAATAAGCTATGCATCTGAATTATACCATTTCAGTCCTGCTTTTTCAACAAAAGAAAGGATTGATATCATGAATGGTGGAACACGTAAAAGAGGATCTACTTGGTCATACTATTTTGATCTTGGAAAAGTAGACGGAAAACGGAAAAGAAAAGAAAAAGGCGGTTTCCGCACAAAGAAGGAAGCAGAAGCTGCACTTGCCAAGGCTCTGCATGAATATAATAATGCCGGGACGGTTTTTGATCCCACTGAAATCACAGTCAGTGATTATCTGAACCAATGGTTTGATCTGTACTGCAAGACAAACTTAAAATATAATACCCAAATCGGATATTTACAGATTATTCAGACACATCTGATTCCCAAATTTGGAATTTACCGATTAAGTGCAATTACTCCGGCAATACTACAGGAATACGCTGTGGATCTGAAGATGAATGGATATTCAAGAAATCACTTGATTGGCATACTGTCTGTGTTTAGTGCTGCGCTGAATTATGCGGTTGAACCAATGCACTACATCACCGGAAATCCTATGCAATATGTGAAATTTCCCAAAGTGGAAAAGAAGCAAAAAGAACGGATCATATTGACATTGGAAGATTGGCACCGGATCATTGATCGATTCCCTAAAGATTCACGCTATCATATTCCCCTTATGATCGGCTTTTATACTGGCTTACGCATATCAGAAGCCTTTGCACTTACATGGGATGATATAGACCTTGAAAACCGTACCATAAACGTAAATAAACAGGTTGTCAAACGTAACTTTGGAGTTGATGTCAGAAAGGTTGTTGAAAAAAAAGGCAAAAAAGAACTGCGATCATCTTGGTATTTTACAACAACAAAGACTGCTGCATCAAACAGGGTTGTAAAATTTGGAGAAACACTCTACCGGGCATTAAAGTCGGAAAAGGTCAGTCAAGCAAAGAATGAAATGAAATATGGTGAATTTTACACCGTTCATGTAATTAAGGTAGAAAAGGATGAAAAAGGAAATGATATGCAGCGAATCGTACCAATTCAGAAATGTGTCTGTTCACAATTACAGCGTGTTCATATGGTCTGCATAGCTGAAAATGGTCAGTACACTTCCACAGATTCTTTTAAGTACTGCGCAAGGATCATCCACAAGGAATTGCTGCTTGCCTTTGATTACCATTCATTAAGGCATACACACGCTACCCTTTTGATTGAAAATGGAGCCGATATCAAAGATGTACAGACAAGGCTTGGTCATACCAATATTGAGACCACTTTGCAGACCTATGTACATGATACGGAAAAGATGATTGAACGGTCTGTTGAACTTTTTGAACAGATCACACAGGAAAAAACATCATAATTTACAGAAAATCAAATAAAATGCATGAAAAAGCACTGAATTCAAAAAAAGTTCAATAAGAGTTCAGTGCTTTTCTTATGTTTTAGCCCTTTTTCAAAATTTGGGTGGCAAAATGGTGGCAAATCGACGTTTTCCATACTGTGTAAATACCGTAAATCCTTATTTTATGCGTGTTAAAAGGGCAACCGTTTCGACGGTTGTTTCAGTTTCCAAGGGAAGTTCTTTCACTTCCTCGCCATCAACAGGCACAGGGAAATTGAATACAATCTTCTTTATCCAGCTTCCGTCTTTTCTCTTTTCCGGGAACAT